TAGCGCCTTTCTCTCTCTAGCGTTTTTCCACAATCCGGAAGGCGGTGGGGTCATGCCTCGCAAGCCTCTCCGGGTGGTCGCGGCGGACGAGAAGCCGGCGCCGAAGCGTGCCTTCACGGTGTCGACTGCGGCGTCCGAGGGCACCCGCCGTGACCTGCTGGTCGCGGTTCGGGACCGGGTGGCGAAGGCGGTGGGCGATGAGGCGACTCCCCCGCGCGATCTGGCGGCGCTGACGAAGCGGCTGACGGACATCGCGCGGGAGATCGAGGCGCTGGATGCGCGAGCTGTCGAGGAGGGTGAGAGTGCCGAGCACGGCGAGGTCGATGCCCACTTCGACGCCTCGGCTATCTGAGGCTGCTCGCCACCTGGTCTTCCCGTCCACGATCGTCGAGTCTGCGTTCCCTCGTGTGGAGCGCCGGCTGGCCGCGGTCGGGTACGGGTTCGATCCGTGGCAGCACGGCTTCGGGACGATCTCTCTGGGCTTGGACTCCTCCGGAAAGTACGCGGCGACGGTCGGCGGTGTGGTCGCTTCGATCCCTCGTCAGGTCGGCAAGACGTACACGATCGGTGGCCTGCTGGTCGGGATGGCGCTCGAGTTCCCCGGCTTCCGGGCGATCTGGACGTCTCACCACCTGCGGACCACGACGGCGACGTTCCGGTCGATGCAGGGGATCGTGCGCAAGCCGAAGATCGCGATGTACATCGCGGAGAACGACCGCGGTGGCATGGCGATCCGGACGGCGAACGGCGAGCAGGAGATCCGGTTTAAGAACGGGTCGCTGATCATGTTCGGTGCGCGCGCGCAGGGGTTCGGTCGCGGCATGGCGGCGATCGACGTCGAGGTCTTCGACGAGGCACAGATCCTGTCGTTGAAGGCTCTCGAGGACATGGTCCCGGCGACGAACCAGGCGCGGAACCCGCACGGGGGCCTGCTGTTCTTCATCGGGACCCCTCCCCGGCCGGATGACGACGGCGAGGCGTTCACGGCGAAGCGCGAGCAGGCGCTGTCGGGCAACGCGGACGACGACATGGTGTTCGTGGAGCTCTCGGCCGACTCGGACGCGGACCTCATGGATCGCGAGCAGTGGCGTCGCGCGAACCCCTCGTACCCGTCGCGGACCCCGCACGCTTCGATGCTGCGGATGCGCAAGAACATCCCCGACGACGGTTCGTGGCGTCGTGAGGCGCTGGGGATCTGGGACGAGGTCACGGGCGCGAGTGCGCTGATCGATCCGGAGGCTTGGGCTGCGGGTCACGTGGAGATCGCGCCGCCGACGGGTGTGCAGGCGTTCGGCGTGAAGTTCTCGCCGGATGGTCAGCGCGTGGCCCTGGCTGGCGCTCGTCGCCCCGAGGATGGCCCGACGCACGTCGAGGTGATCAAGGCGGCGTCTACGAGTGCTGGGACGGTGTGGCTGGCGGACTGGCTGGCTGCTCGGTGGCGCAAGGCGGCGGTGATCGTGATCGACGGCAAGGCCGGCGCCGACCAGCTGGTGACGGCTCTGGTGAAGCGCGGTGTTCCTCGTCGGCGGATCGTGGTGCCGACGCTCAGCCAGGTCTACGAGGCGCACTCCGGGCTGCTCGAGTCGGTCAAGGCGGGCGAGCTCACGCACTACGGACAGACGGGCTTGGACGACGTCGTGAAGGCGGCGACGAAGCGCCCGATCGGCAAGGACGGCGGCTGGGGTTGGCAGGCGATCGGTGACGACGCTGACGTGACCCCGCTCGAGGCAGTGACCTACGCCCACTTCGGGGCGACGACGAGCAAGCGCAAGCCGCCGGCTGATGGTGCCGGACGGTCGACTTCGAGTGGGCGACGGGCGGTGGTGGCATGAGCGACCAGCGGATCACGCTCCCCGGGGTCTCGGACGACGACAACGCCACGCTGAACGGGCTGCTGGGTCGTCTAGATCGTCTGGCGTCGCGCAACCGGCAGCTCGAGGCGTACTACGAGGCCGAGAAGGCGCTGCGGAAGATCCACGGCGGCATCGTGCCGGAGCAGTACTACCGCCTGGGCCTGATCCTGGGTTGGTCGGCGAAGGCTGTGGACACGCTGGCTCGTCGTTGCAACCTGGACCGGATGGTGTGGGCGGACGGCACGCTGGGCGACTACGGCTACGACGAGGTGTGGGACGGGAACCGCCTGGGCGCGGAGACGGACCAGGCGATCACGGATGCGCTGATCTTCGGGCCGGCGTTCGCGGTGGCGTCGCAGGGTGACGAGTCCGAGGGTGAGCCGCGCGGGATGGTGCACTTCTACTCGGCCGTGGACGCAACGGGCGAGCGCAACCCGCGTTCGCGCCGCCTGGACAACCTGGTGATCGTCCGGGATCGCGACAAGTCGCGCCAGATCACGGCCCTGTCGCTGCTGCTGCCCGGGAAGACGATCGCGGCCCGCAAGGTCGACGGGAAGTGGGAAGCCGTCAGTTCGGAGCACCCGTTTGGCGTGCCGGCTTCGGTGATGCCGTACCGTCCGCGGCTCAAGAAGCCGATGGGGCGCACCCGCCTCACGCGTCCGGTGCGCGCGCTGCAGGATGCTGCGGCTCGCACGCTGGTGCGGCTCGAGGGGCACATGGACGTCTACGCGAACCCCGAGTTCTGGATCCTGGGCGCCGACCTGGACATCTTCCGCGACGAGAACGGCGTGCCGTTGACGGACAACCAGCGTCGCCTCGGCCGCATCAAGGGCATCCCGGACGACATGGATCGGGACGGCGATCCGCTGTCTCGTGCGGACGTGAAGAAGTTCGAGGCGTCGAGCCCTGAGCCGCAGCTCAAGGCGCTGAACGCGTACTCGAAGCTGTTCGCGCGTGAGGCGTCGCTGCCGGATTCGTCGGTGGCTATCTCGGACATCGCGAACCCGACGTCGGCGGAGTCGTACGACGCATCGCAGTACGAGCTCATCTCGGAGGCCGAGGGGGCGACGGACGAGTTCACGCCGGCGCTGCGTCACGTGGTGCCGATCGCGATGGCGATGCAGTCGGGCCTGTCGGAGGTTCCTGACGCGTGGCGGTCGATCGACTGCAAGTGGCGTGATCCTCGGTACGTGTCTCGCGCGGCGATGGCTGACGCGGGGGCGAAGCAGCTGGGCTCGGTGCCGTGGCTCGGCGAGACCGAGGTCGGCCTCGAGCTCATCGGGCTGGATGACCAGCAGATCACGCGTGCGCTGGCGGAGCGTCGCCGTGCGCAGGCGAACGTGCGACTGGATGCGCTGATCGCGGCCGGGCGCCAGCCGGAGGCTCCTGATGGTGTCGCCGGCTGACGCCGAGCGTCTTCGCCTGGCCCAGCAGGGCATCCGTCGTCTGGTGGAGCGGGACCTGGATGCGTTCTTCGCGTCGTTGGACCTGGGCCGTCCGGAGCGTGCTCGTGATGAGCTGCTGGCGTTCATGCCGGTGCTCGTGTCGCAGTACGGCGAGTCCGCGGCTGCCGTGGCGGCGGACTGGTACGACGAGGTTCGCGCTGCCGAGGGCGTCGCTGGCAGGTTCTCCGCCGCGATGGTCGCCTCGCCGTACATGGATGCGGTGGGCGGAACGACGCGCCGTGCGGTGGGGGCGCTGTTCACGGACGCTCCGAACGAGACGCTCCTGGCCCTGCGATCTACGGCCCCGAAGTACGTGCTGGCGGCCGGCCGACAGACGATCGCGGCGTCTGCTGACCGTGATCCTCGGGCGTCTGGCTGGCAGCGGATCGGTCGGGGTGACTCGTGCAGCTTCTGCCGGATGCTGATCGACCGCGGCGCGGTGTACCGGCAGCGTTCGGTGATGTTCGCGTCGCACAAGTCATGTGACTGCGCGGCGGTCCCGTCGTGGGATCAGGACGCGCCTGAGGTCGACGTGGCTGTCTACAAGGCGTCGCGTCGCACGACGCGCATGACGCCGGAACAGAAGTCGGCTCACAACGCGAGCATCCGCGACTACATCCAGCGGTACGAGGACTAGAGACTTCCCGTCCTTCGACGGGGTACGCGAACGCCGGCGGTCAACGGGCGGTGCAAGAGGAGGAACAGATGTCCACGGAAACCCCTGCCCCGACCCCTACTGGCGGCCCCACCCCTGAGGGTGGCGACGGCGGTGACAAGGGGTTCAAGGCTCCCACCTCGCAGGCCGAGTTCGATGCCATGGTCAAGGACCGCATCGGGCGCGTGCAGGCGAAGTTCGCCGACTACGCCGACGTGAAGGCCAAGGCGGAGCAGTTCGATGCCGCGCAGGAGGCCAGCAAGACGGAGGCGCAGAAGACGGCGGACCGGATCGCCAAGCTCGAGCAGGAGCTGCAGTCCACTCGGACGACGGCGCTGCGCTCGCGCATCCAGGCGAAGCACGGGATCTCCGACGAGGACGCGGCCCTGTTCCTCACCGCGACTGACGAGGCGACGCTCAACAAGCAGGCCGAGCGCCTCGCCGAGACCGTCGCTGACCGCAAGAAGAACGGCAACCGCGACCCCTTCGCGGGCCGTACCCCATCCAAGACCGGTGACGACCCGATGCGTGAAGTCGTGCGTGGTCTGTTCAACCGGGACTGACCTGAAAGGACGGCCATCATGGCTGCACTGACCACCGGGAGTTTCACGCTCCCTCCGCAGAAGCTCGACCCGTGGCTGGGCAAGGTCCAGTCCGGTTCGGTCGTCGCCGCACTGTCGGACTCCATCCCGATGAAGTTCGGCCCCGGCCAGTCGATGACGTTCGACATCGGCGAGGCCGAGTATGTCGCTGAGGGCGCCAACAAGGGCGCCTCGACGATCACGCCGACCACCGTCACTGCGACGCCGTTCAAGTTCCACAAGACGGTGCGCTGGACGGAAGAGGTGAAGTGGGCCGACGAGGACGACGTGATCGACGTCGTCGAGCAGGTGCTGGCCCTCATCCAGCCGGCGCTGTCGCGTGCGCTCGACTACGGCGTGATCCACGGCATCAACCCCACGGGTGGTGCTGCGGTCGCGGCGATGACGCAGCGTCTGGTCAACACGACGAACGTCGTGGAGACGGACGACACGCCCCCGGTCAAGCCGTACACCTACCTCGACGCCGCGGACACCCTCGTCCTCGCGGACGGGTACGTGCCGCGCGACGTCGCCCTGGACCCGTCGTTCGCGGCGGGGTTCTCGACGGCTCGCGGGACGAACTCGGAGCAGAAGCTCTACCCGAACTTCAAGCTCTCGACGGACGTGTCGGAGCTCGACGGTCACCGTGCGTCGGTGTCTCGCACGGTCGGTGCGGTCGGTGTCGCGGCTGCGGCGTCGAACCTGAAGGCGATCGTCGGTGACTTCGGCGCGATCCGGTGGGGCATCCAGCGTGCGATCGGCCTCGAGCTGATCGAATACGGCGACCCCGACGGTGGCGGCGACCTCAAGCGGAACAACCAGGTCGCGTTCCGCGCCGAGGTCGTCTACGGCTGGGGCATCGCGGACCTCAACGCGTTCGCGAAGATCCAGAACGCCGTCGCGGACGCCTGATGGTCCGGCTGATCGCGCCGAACGGCGCCACCGTGGACGTCTCCGACGAGAAGGCTGAGCGGCTGGCCGACCAGGGCTTCAAGCCCGCGGACGACCAGCCGACCAAGCCCGCTCGCCGCACTCGCAAGAGCAAGTCCGACGACGAGTGATGCACCCCTCCGGCCGGGCATGTGCCCGGCCGGAGGGTCACCCGAGAGGCGGTGCGGCTCATGACCGTGACAGTCGAGGATGTCGCGACCGCGCTCGGTCGGGATGAGCCTGCTGCTGGCTCCACGGAGTACAAGCAGTGGGAGATGTGGATCTCGGACGCGAACATGCTGATCGTCGCTGAGGCCTCTCGGCGCGGCGTGGACCCGGTCGACCTGGACCAGTCCGTGCTCGACTACGTCGTGCGCGAGGCGGTCGTGGCGCAGGTTCGCCGGCCGGACGATGCGACGTCGGTGGAGATCGCGGTCGACGACGGGCGCGAGGC